TTCTTGCTTGGTCAGTTGTATACTTAATAAACCAAAAGGAAGCAATGATGACACACGCTGGAATACCAAGGTCCATCACCATTGTGTATAGTTGACTTACTTCACCTGTCATTTGCTGTCCATAAGTGAATTGATAATCTGCTGGGTTCATGGTTTAGTGGGCCACGTTATATTGTCTGGATTAGATTGAGTAGGTACATCCCTCAAGTTTTGTCTATAGGTAGACATCTCGGAACTGAGAGTTTGATCAGAAAGAGCTAAGTAGTCTGTTTCTGCTAAAAGCCTATTACGCTTTAAGCGTATACTTTTCCACTTGTCTGCCAGCAATCGGGCATCCCTTGCAGTATCGTCTCCTGCGAAGTGAGACATTTTGTAGTTGGTTTTTATTACCTCACCATATGTTTCTGACTTGGGGTCTTCATCCTTTTCAACTGACTCAACCACCTTTACAGACTTACCATCCATGTCTGTAGTCATCACGAATGTGTCTTTGGAGTCTGACCATGTGATGTTGTAGACTCCTTCTGCTTGATAATCACCAAGCTGTCTAAGTCTTGCAGATACATCCTCATCAGTACACTCAACGATTGTAAAGTCCTCACTTGGATATGTGACTACATCATGACCATGCTCATCCTGAGTTGTGATGGTTGCCAACCAAGTCCAGTATTCAGACTTGTTCTGACCTTTTACTTTTCTCCTGCACTGCCATTCTGTTTCGTGAATAACAGTTATTTTTAAGTCTTTAATTGCTATGAACATTTAAACCTTTGTTACTGTAAATGAGTTATAAACTGCTCCATCTTCACCAAAACTTCCTACCAACCTAATAAAATCACCTCTTTCTAATTTACTATGATATGAACCGCTTAACCCCACTCCATTAGTACTAGCGTTCTTATATGTTCTGACAATATTCTGATCATTAATTGTAAATCTAATTTCTTGATCACCCGAAGAATTGTTCCATGCAATCCACGAAAAAATATAATTTCCATTTTCTAAACAAATAAAACGATCATAGGCTATGGCGAAACCTTTATTAAATAAGTCCCTCTCTGTACTACCACTCACCTGACCTCTATGATCTGTAAAAATTATACTTGCAGAAACTCCAGTCGTTTCCACATCTTCAGTAACGCTAATCCTGTTACCTCCAATATAACTCGTATCCCTTGTCACCTCATCCCAACTCTTGCCGTCTGGTGTGACGATCAGATTGTTCTGTTCCATATTACGGTCGCCTCCAACTAACTCGTGCAGGAAGGGTGTTTCAAAGCTTTGGTAGTGTGAGGATGTGTGGATTGGGGAGACTACGTCAATACCTTCAAGATAACCTGAACTAGCATCACACGTACCATGTGCTTTGTGAGTAGCTAATCCCAGAGTATGCGTATTTGCAGAGTTGTCATAAAAAGATGCGGATGATGATCCTATTTTATTAACAGTTTGAGCAACAAACCCTGAACCAGTATCAACCGAATATGTTTGAAAACGTGCTGCTAAATTATAACAATACTGAACTTGATTTGTACAAAATGCAGGTAATTGATATTTATTGGCCGCATTACTTGACCCACCATATTGTCTAGTTCCATTTAATGCTGCTTGTGTATCGGCTGAACCAACAAAATCCATCGCACTAAAAGTAGAATTACTGTCATAAAATATATCTCTTGAACAATCTACTCTCCTTACACCTTTAGAAATAGGGCTGGAACCATCTGATGTAGTTATAACAAAATCTGCCATCAGCATATAGTCTGCAAGGACTACAGCATCCTCTGGGATAGGTGGGCGTTTGGGTTGGTGGAAGGTTGCTTCTGCCATAGATGCCCAACCATTTAGGTTAGTTCCAGTATGCAAAAGAACACCATCTATAGTCACTAAAGTTGTTTCATGGTCTGATCCATCTGTCCATACTTTAAGTATATGAGTGCCATAAGGTAAATTTTGACACCAACTAGTCGTGGCTTTGTCACTATCCACTCTTGATATGAGGGAAATTCCTGTTCCTATAAATGTCAAATGAAAACCCGAATCAACAACATTTGAATATGCATATTCCCATGTATCTCCTGCTCCAAAACTGGCTCTAGTATCCTTCCAAGTAAGAGAGGTTAGTCCATCATCCATTACATAAGCAGTGTCAATAGCTGTTGCTCCAGCTATAGATGAATCCTTAAAACTAGCATTACCATTAGCACCCCCATTCCCAAACTCTCTCCAATGGAATGTCTTTGCAACTTCATGCAGTCCACCATGTGCTTCTTTACCTGAAGCATCATACGCATCATTTTGACCGAAATATGGTCTGTACTCTGAATTAGCTGAAGCCGCAGTTATGCTGTCAGAACTCGCACTAGGAGTCAGATTATTAGAATCTGCGATGCTTTTAGCGAGAGGGGGCATTACTGTAACAGAAGTTTTTAAAACACCACTATTATCTACCCAAAGAACAACTCTACCTCCGTTGTATGGTTTGTAATAGTTGTCGTCAGTATGTTTCCAGTTTTTTAAACCTAATGAGGTTGCAGTATCAATGTTGTGTGAAGATCCAGTTCCTACAGGCCACGCAGTACCATTGTGATTTCCAGATGTCCATGCTGTTGTACCATCAGTCTTGAAGGCAAATGGATTGTAGTGTGGTGTTCCAGAGACACTAAACTTCTTCCCGTAGGAGACTACATTCTGTGAGGGTATCTGTATGTTGTTGCGGTTGGAGGTGTCTTGGGCGATTAGTTCTATGGCATATAAATTACTTTCTCCATCTGAATCATGAACTAATCTAATAGTAGTAATTTGTGGAGAAGTTACAGTACCCATCTCAATAGGTATTAATGAACCAGCACTTACACATCTACTACCTAAAGGAGATGTAACACTAGTTACAAAAGTAGTATCTGTAGTAACCTCAGTACCATTTACCCAACAACTTTCCCATTTCCTTCCAGGATAACTATTTGTGAACCCAGATATATTTGCTTTATTGAAATACCCTGTAATTTCCAATTCGACTGCTCTAGCATTACCTGCATTTCCACAACTAATAAAATTACCACTATCTCCGTTTTCTACTCTTGGTCTATCAACAGTACCTTGTATTCTCATCCATTCTCTACCATCAATAGAATAGGTATTTTTACCATGAGTTGCAGTTTCTTGTTCTAGTAGTTGTAATGAAGTACATGTATGCCTCTGACTCCCAAAATGAGCACCAATTCGTGGGTCTTTAATCGGTTTACTGCCCTTGATGTCGGTGTAGTAGTACATCCTGCCATCACTAGCCTGCACTGTCCCATACTTGCTAGAGTCAACAGTAGAACTGTTTGGTCCTTCCGTACTATCTACAAGTGCATCTCCTGCTAGGTCGTTACCAGAAGAAGGATACAGAACACCGGGGATGATGTGGGGTTCAACCGATAACCAATCCTCCTTTGCTAATGGATGACCTCCTGCCGTTGAGTTGTCATGTACGACAACCGTGTTTTTATCGGAGTCAACTGTGAGTTCAGCATCGGCTCCTATGAATGATGAATGCTGAGAGGTTGTTCCTCTCCTTCTTTTTATTTGTGTTGCCATGTTATCTTAACTTGTTATTGATCCGTAATCGGATGAGGTTGCTACTGAATCAGCCACTGAACCAAGGTCTGCTAAATAGTCGAGTGTCAGTAATTCATCTACTTTTGTGCTAACTGAGTCTGCATATTGTTTTGCACTCTTCAATGAGCTACTGCCTACTGTACCAGAAGCCTTAGTTGCCCAATCCTTTGAAGACCCATCTCCTGTATCTACTCCTGTTCCACCGATTGCCCATGCCTTTGATGAGTAGTCTGAACCTGTTACCGCACCATCAACCTTTGTAGCATATGATTTTGAACTGGTTGCTGTGGTTCCAACTGCATATTCCTTTGATGAATATTTCGAGTCTGCGATTACTGCTCCTGTTACAGTAGACCATTCTTTGGCAGAACCATCAGTAGGGGCATTTGCTCCTGTTACACTAGCGTAAGCCTTTGCGCTAAACTCTGTATCTACAGCACCATCAGACTTCTGCGCCCATTCTTTTGCTGTCCCTCCAGTTGCACTTGTTCCTGAAGCGTACTCCTTTGCGGAAAAGAGACTTGATGCTACTGCCGTGGTGTCCTGAGTTGCCCATTCTTTTGATGATCCAGTTGCGACTGTTGATCCAGAGGCATACTCCTTGGCAGAGTATTCAGATCCATCTGGTTGGTTCGAAATAACACCCTCACCACCAATAGCCCATTCCTTTGCAGAACCTGTAGAAGGAGCACTTGAGGTAGTTAGTGAGGCATGAGCTTTTGCACTAAACTCGGAGTCAACTGCACCATCAGTTTTCTGTGCCCATTCCTTTGAAGTACCACCAGTTGCTGTTATTCCTTGGGCATACTCTTTAGCACTAAACTCGGAATCATCTGGTTTATTTGCCATAGTTCCACCAGCACCAACTGCCCAATCCCTTGCTGAACCTTGTCCTGATGCTCCTGTTACATCTGTTCCACCTATGGCATGAGCTTTTGCTGAGAAACCTAAAGCACCTCCAGTTGGAGAATTAGCATCATATACTTGTACTCCTCCAGTTACTTTCTGTGCCCAATCTGCGGTTTCTAATTTGTAGTCTTCAGTATCTTCTTTGTAAGCTAATGTAGTTTCATTGTGGTTAGTCATCTGACTCATGTTTACTGCATCATTATTAGCACTACCATCTGCTACATTCTTAATGACTCTATTGGTACTATCTGTCGAAGCTTCCCACTTATTATCTAAATCGAGTGCTATACTTTTTAATGCGATGTCCATAGCTTCTTGTGCTACATGGAACACTTGTGTATTTGCATTATCTAGGTCTGCTTCTCGGATTATAGATCCGGGTGCAAAGTCTACTTTCTTGGTGGTACGATCAGAGACTCTTCGGATTAGTATAACATCGCTTTCTGCTAATGCTGTTACTGCACTACCAGTAGCAGCAGCTAGAGCAGAATCTGTTACTATTGTGATCTTAGTGGCATTAGTATCAACGGTAAATTCATCACCAGTTGCGTTAAGACCACTTCCTAC